GTGTCTGGCAATGACTCTTCCGATGCGATGAACAGATTTACTGTTCGTGCAGTAAATCTTCCACCCTCACAGGTCAATCCAATTCGAGTCCCATATCGCGGTAGGATTTTAAAATGGCCAGGTGATAGGATTTATTTTCCATGGACATTTAGAGTATTAGATGAAAATGCTTCTGACGGGGTATCATCTGTGTGGACAAATCTACAAAAGTGGAGTAACTACATCAATGATCATGAGACAAATAGAAGTGCCGATGATTGGAGTAATTTCACAACACAATGGCAAATTATGCAAAAAGGATATGGTAGCGATAGTGGGAATCACACAAAGAAAGTTGTATTAGAAGATTGTTGGCCAACATCAATTGGTCCGATTAGCATGGATTCTAACGCCATAGATACTTTAGTAGAATTTACCGTTACAGTTGAATACTCATACTTCACAATTGACGGTGTTAACTAAGATTATATAATGGAGAATTAAAGTGGCATTAGACTTATTTGGGTTTACTATAGGAAGAACACCGAAAGGGCAGTCAGTAGAACCAATTTCTACTTCGTCTGGATCCAAATCGGTTATTGCACCTGACGATTATGATGGTTCATATATGTTCGAAACGGGAGGAATCCTTGGAACATATGTTGATTTTACAGGAGCAATTCGTGACGAAAATGCTCTAATACAACAGTACAGAGGAATTGCACTTTTCCCAGAAGTTGATAACGCAATTGAAGATATTTGCAATGATGCAATTGTCATGGGTAGTGATAGAAAACCAATAAAAATTGGTCTAGATAAAGTTCAATTATCAGAAGCAATCAAAAATAAAATCTATTCAGAGTTTGATTATGTGTTGCGTTTGATGGATTTCCACACCAAAGCATATGAAATTTTCAGAAAGTGGTATGTTGACTCAAAGTTGTATTACCAGATCATAATTGATGATGATGATCCAATTAAAGGCATACAAGAAATCAGACCCATTGATCCAGTTAAGATCAAGCGTGTTCGCAAAGTAATCAAGCAAAAATCAAAACCTGAAGTTCGTGGATCTGCTCCACTAATTGAGGGCATTGAAGAGTATTACATTTACACGAATACCGAAAAAGATTCTGTATATCCAACAACAAAAACTGGAATGAAAATAACAAAAGATTCCATTGCATACGCAAACTCTGGACTTGTTGACGCAACTTCAAAACGAGTAGTTGGATATCTACAAAAAGCAATTCGTCCAGTAAACATGCTTAGGCAGATTGAAGATGCTGTCGTTGTATACAGGATCTCTCGTGCTCCAGAAAGACGGATCTTCTATATTGACGTTGGTAACCTTCCTAAGCAAAAAGCAGAACAGTATCTTCGTGAGATCATGCAGAGATACAGGACAAAGATGATTTACGATCAGAATACTGGTCAAATTCAAGACAGCAGAAATCACATGTCCATGCTAGAAGATTACTGGCTACCTCGCCGTGAGGGTGGTAGAGGAACAGAAATTAGCACGCTATCGGGTGGTCAGAACTTGGGACAGATGGATGATGTCGAATATCTTCTCAGGAAGGTATACAACTCTCTAAATATCCCAATTACCCGAATGTATCCAGACAATGGATTCAACATGGGTAGAGCGGCAGAAATTACAAGAGATGAAGTTAAGTTCTACAAGTATATCGAAAGACTACGCACACGATTTAGTTCAATTTTCCTACAGCTTCTAAGAGTACAGTGTATTCTCAAGGGAGTTCTTACGGAGGATGATTGGAATGAAATCACTCCAGATATACAGTTAGACTTCAATAGAGATTCATACTTTACAGAACTCAAAGAAAACGAAATATTATCAAACAGACTACAGATGCTTGGTGCAATTCAACCTTTAATCGGTACATATTTTTCAAACAACTATGTTAAGAAGAATATTCTACGAATGAGTGACGAAGAAATAATTAAAATGGATACTGAAATTGGGATAGAAATGCAACAAATGCCACAATCTCAACTACCGTCACAGGATATACAAGGATGAACACATTAACATTAGTAAAGAATTTTATAGAAGGGGATAAAAAAGAATTTTATTCAACTTTCAATAAAATAATGGAAATGAAAATTGCTGATAAAAAACTTCCCATAGAAAATTCGTGCGTAGAAGGCATTTTTGAAGAGAAGAATGATCTAAATATACAAGAGGATTTAAATTATTCTATTTTAGATGTGCTGCAAGAAAGTTTTAGACAAAAAAGCACTATTGCAGTTACTTTTAAAGATGGAAATGAATCTATTCTATCTTCTTCGGAAAGTAAATCTATATTGAACCTATTTGATCAGCTAAATGAGTCAAACCAAAAAACACTAATTAACAATTTATTTTCATCAAAAAATAATTTTAAATCCACAATTAATTTTTGTTCGAAAATCTAGAAAGGCAAAACATGTCTAGAAGCATAAGCATTATAAAGCACCTCATTGATGAAAATCTTATCGATGCAAAACAAGAAACTGAAGGATACCTCAATGATATTCTATCAGATGCATTGAAGTCTGAGTATAAGGATATCTCACCTTCGATGTTTGGAGAGGAATACAAAAAGGGCAAGAAAAAGGGTAAGAAAAAGGGCAAGCATGATTGTGCTACTCACGTTGAACATGCTCAATGGGGACAAGGTACACCAATTCATGGACATCATGCCACCCCGGATGATAACGGAAATATTGCATGGTACGACGTTGAATTTAACCATGGAATTGAAGAAGCTGTTTCTATTGATGATTTAAATGTTTTGATTTCTGAAGCACACCACGATCATTAAGGAGAATACAGATGAAACTTATCACAGAAATGATTGAAGATGTCGAGTGTCTAGTAGAAGGTCACGGAGACGATAAAAACTACTATATTGAAGGCGTGTTCATGCAAGCTGAACAGAAAAATCGCAATGGTAGGATTTATCCAAAACAGTTCATTACACCTGCGGTTAATAATTATATTAATGATTATGTGAACGAAAATCGAGCGTTAGGTGAACTAAACCACCCATCCGGACCAACAGTGAACTTAGATAAAGTATCACACATTATCAAAGAGCTACATTGTGATAGAAATAACTTTATCGGAAAAGCAAAAGTTTTAGATACTCCCATGGGTAAGATTGTGAAGAATCTTATCAACGAGGGAGCAAAGCTAGGTGTGTCATCTCGTGGAATGGGTTCCCTTAAGAAGTCACGCGGGGGAATAAACGAAGTTCAAAATGATTTTATTCTTTCTGCTGTAGACATTGTAGCAGATCCATCTGCTCCTGATGCCTTTGTTAATGGTATCATGGAAGGTAGAGAATGGGTTTGGGATAATGGCGTACTAAGAGAACAACAAATTGCTGCTTACGAAAAGCAAATAAAAGAAGCATCGAGAGTCAATCTAGAAGAAAAGAAGCTCAATGCGTTTAAAAACTTCATCTCAAAGTTGTAAATACATACATAACAAGAATAGGCTAAAAGGAGCTTTCTAATGCCAAAACAGACTAATTACGAAGAAGAAGAAATGGGCGGCGAAGAAGCTGCCGCTATGGATATGGGAGGCGCAGCTCCCATGGGAAGTGCAGATTACGATGCCAGTGGTAGAGGCTCTTACGATGCCAGTGGTAGAGGTGAACAGGATGCAGGTACCGAAACTATTCCTGATAACATCGCAATGATGAACCAGGCAAGTATTGCTGCAAAATCACTCGCATACAATCCCGCAACCGTTTACGTTCCCCAAATGGGAGCAGAAGAAGTTGCAGAGCACGTTAGTGCAATGTTTGACGGTGAAGATCTCTCAGAGGAGTTTGTTGTTAAAGCAGCAGATATCTTTGAAGCTGCTGTTAACAGCAAAATCAATGAGTATGCTGGTATGGTTGATGAATCATACACACAAACATTAACAGAACAACTTGATAATGTGGTTGTTAACCTTGCAGAAAAGGTTGATGAGTACCTAAACTACGTTGTTACTGAGTGGATGACTGAAAATGAAGTTGCTGTTGAGCGAGGAATTAAGACCGATGTCGCTGAATCCTTTATCAAGGGACTCAAGGGACTATTTGAAGCACATTATGTTGATATTCCAAATGAACGTTACGACATTCTCGATGATCTATTCGAGGTAAATGAGCAACTTCAAGAAAGTCTTAATTCACAAATCAACACCAACATTCAACTTAATTCTTTCTTAGATAAGGCTGAAAGAGAGCAAATTTTTGCTCACTATACCCAAGATTTAGCTGACACTGAGATTGAAAAGTTTGCAAACTTAGCTGAAAACGTAGCATATGATAATGCTAATGTCTACAGTCAGAAACTACAGAACATTAAGGAAGGGTACTTTAACAATAACGTCCCTCCTTATGAACCCGTAGAATTAGTCGAAGAAACTACTAATCAAAAGATTTCAAGTGGTAGCAATGTTATGGACAACTATGTTGATGCCATTGCTTTCCAAATGAGAAACAAATAAACCTTAAGGAGAAATTCAAATGGATTTTGATAACACAACCCCATATGATGCTCTTTGCGAAAAGTGGGATCCCCTACTAGAGCACGAAGCATTACCAAGAATCGAAGATTCGTATAAGAAGAAGGTCACTTCTGTCCTTCTAGAGAACCAAGAAAAGGCTCTTCGCGAGCAGTTCCTTGCAGAGCAACCCACCAACGCAATGGGTGGTAACTTCTCTGATCCTCAGACTGGTGTCGCAGGTAACCTCGCTGGTTACGATCCCGTCCTCATCAGCCTCGTCCGTCGTGCTATGCCAAACCTAATGGCTTACGACATCGCTGGTGTTCAGCCCATGAGCGCACCCACTGGACTCATCTTCGCGATGCGTGCTCGTTACGGTGCTCAGGAAGCTGCTGGTTCTGGTTCATCGGCTACCGCACCTGAAGCTCTCTATCAGGAAGCATTCCTCAAGTTCGGTGGTAACACTGGTCCTCTCAGCCCCGATAGCGGTGCTGCTGCATTCAGTGCAACTGGTGGTGTAAACCCAACTGGTGTTACCGCTGGTGCAGGGCAGACTTACTCAGCAGACCCCCGTGGTAATGCTGGTGGTGTTTCGCCCTTCGAGGAAGCATTCCGTGGAATGCTTACTGGTACTGCCGAGTCCCTCGGTGAGTCCGGTTCTGCTTTCAACCAGATGGCATTCAACATCGACCGCATTGCCGTTGAAGCTAGAAGTCGCGCCCTCAAGGCTGAGTACAGCACCGAGCTTGCTCAAGACCTCAAGGCTGTTCACGGACTTGATGCAGAGACTGAACTCGCTAACATTCTTAGCACCGAGATCCTCTCTGAAATCAACCGCGAACTCGTTCGTACTATCTACTACAACGCACAGCTTGGTGGTCAACAGCAAGATCTTGCCTCGTTTGGTAAGGCTTCTAACGTTGGTGGTGTCTACGACCTCAACACTGACTCTGACGGTCGTTGGAGCGCAGAACGCTTCCGTGGACTCATGTTCCAGATTGAGCGTGAAGCTAACATCATCGCCAAGGAGACTCGCCGTGGTAAGGGTAACTTCATCATCTGCTCGTCGGATGTTGCAAGTGCTCTCGCAATGGGTGGCTTCCTTAACATCTCACCTGCCCTTAACGTCGCCCTCGACGTTGATGACACTGGTAACACCTTCGCTGGTGTTCTCAACGGTAAGATGAGAGTCTACATTGATCCCTACTCCAGCACAACTGGTACCGACTTCGTTACCGTTGGCTACAAGGGTGTCAGCCCCTACGACGCTGGTATGTTCTACTGCCCCTACGTACCCCTCCAGATGGTACGTGCGGTTGGTCAGGACACCTTCCAGCCTCGCATCGGGTTCAAGACTCGATACGGAATGGTTAACAACCCATTCGCTCGTGAAGACGGTTCTGGTAATGTCTTCAACGCATCAGCCGGTGGTAACTACTACTACCGTCTGTTCGCCGTTACCAACCTTCACGGTAACAACGCTAACCTCCTTAGCTCCTAATAGCTTCTGGTTAGTTAGAATCAAAATAAGCAGCGAGGGTCTTCGGACCCTCGTTGTTTTTTATAAATACTAATATGACACAACCAGAAACAAACAACTACTTAGCCACAAATTTCTTTCGGTTGATAATTTCCAGAACACCAACTATTGAATATTTCTGTCAATCTGTTAATCTACCATCATTGACTGTTCAGTCCGTAGATGTGCCAGTAGCGCAAATGGGACTCCCTCTTAAGACACCTGTTGGAAGATACTCATATGAAAACTTATCTGTATCATTTCTTGTCGATGAGAAGATGGAAAACTGGACAGAGATATATAATTGGTTATTGGGTGTTTCTAATTTTGATCAAGGTATTAGTAAGTCTACTAGATTTCCATACGAAAATAGTTCTGTTCCGGGTGGGGGAATTTTTTGTGATGCCCAACTACTGGTTTTATCTGGATCATACAACGAAGAAAATCCAGTTAGAACAATAACAATAAAGGATATGTTTCCTCTTGGACTTAGTGGTATACAGTTTTCTTCGGTATCTGTTGATACAGAACCAATAATCGCAACAGCTACGTTTGGTTTTAGAGTTTATGAAATTTCTTAGGAGTCTAAATGAATCTGAATGATTTGTATGAAATGGTACAGAGTGACTTAAATATTGACAAAACTGAACTGGATACAGAATCACTAAAAACTCCGCAACTGCATAACAAATATCTCATTTTACATAGTCAAGAAAAGCTGAAGCTAGAACAGCTTACATCCGAAAAGAAAATTAAAAGAAAAAACAAATGGTTATACTACACCGGAAAAATGTCAGAAGAACAACTGAGATTTTATGGATGGGAACCTTTTGATTTGAACATACTAAAAACTGACGTGGATCGATTCATCGATGCGGACGATGACATTATACGTCTTAGTGCAAAGATAACACTCCAAGAAGAAGCAGTAAACTATTTAGAAAGTGTTGTCAAGGTAATATCAAATAGACAGTGGAACATTCGTGCTGCTCTCGACTGGATCAAATTTACCCAAGGGGCATAACATTCATAAATACTTATATGAGTGATTTGGTTCTAGAAAAAATTGATGCTGTTAATATGAAGATAGATTGTGATGATTCTATCGCAAAAGAATTGAACATGTTTTTCACCTTTGCGGTACCAAATCACCAATTTACTCCTGCATATAAAAACAAAAAATGGGATGGTATGATACGACTATTCAATCTTTACTCTAGAAGATTGTACATAGGACTATATGATTACCTTAAGAAATTTGCAGAAGATAGAAATTTAACTCTGGAAGTTAATTTTGACTTACACGAAGAATCCGAGATTGATGTTAATGAATTTATATCGTCCCTAGATTTAAATGGTATAGTTCCGCATGACTACCAACTTTCGGCAATAAATCACGTAGTAAACAAACAAAGATGCCTTTTACTTTCTCCCACAGGAAGTGGTAAGTCACTTATAATATACATTCTCCTACGCTTTTACTTGGAGCAGCTAAAAGAGAATCAAAAGATTCTTATTGTTGTTCCAACAACCGGACTAGTATCACAGATGTACAATGACTTCAAATCATACTCAGGTGATGGTTGGGATGTTTCTAAGCACTGCCATGTGATATTTTCAGGTCAGGATAAGTTAACAGAAAAACCGGTTGTCATATCAACATGGCAAAGCATATACAAATTACCACCAGAATATTTTGAATCATACTCTGTAGTATTTGGAGATGAGTGTCACTTGTTCAAAGCAAAATCACTAACATCACTGATGAGCAAATTGTCCAATGCAGAAATACGAATAGGTACAACTGGAACACTTGATGGTACACAAGTACATAAGTTAGTTATTGAGGGGTTGTTTGGTAGAGTACATAACGTAACAACAACAAAAAAACTTATCGATACAGAAATACTATCTAAACTGGACATAGATTGCCTAGTATTACAGTATAGTGATGCAGAAATAGCAGAAATAAAAAGAGCACCGTATATCGATGAAATTAAGTGGTTAATTTCGAATGAAAAAAGAAATAAGTTCATATCCACATTGTGTAAAAACATTAGTGGTAATACACTACTGTTATTTAACTATGTCGAATTGCACGGTAAACCATTATATGAACTGATACAGAAAGTCTGTCCAGACAGAAAAGTATTTTTTATTCACGGAGGAACAGATGTCGAGCAGAGAGAAAATATTAGACAGATTGTGGACAGTGAGCAAGAAGCTATTTTGGTGGCTTCCTATGGAACCTGCTCTACTGGCATTAATATTCGTAATATTAACAATCTTATATTTACTTCGCCTTCTAAATCTGTAGTGCGGGTGTTGCAATCCATTGGTAGAGGTCTTAGAAAGTCTGATAGAAAAAGCACAGTAAAATTGTATGATATTGCTGATAATTTATCTCATAAAAAGTACAAAAACCACACCCTGCGACATCTAGGTGAAAGAATTAAAATATATACTAATGAGTCATTTAGTTATAAGCTGATCCCCATAAAATTATAAGGAGAGTATATGAAATCTTCATACCGAATTTTAAAACTCAGTAGTGGCGAAGAAATAATAGCAAAAATAACTGGTAAAGATAATGGTAAAATTGTTCTAGAAAATCCTATGATTTTTAGAACTAGTCATAAAGCTGACATGTTTGGTACAACAAAAGAAGTTACTTTCCTTGGGGATTGGTTAGCAAACACAAATTCAAAGGTAACTAAGATTTCTGAAAATTTTATAATGAACTGGTTAACCCCATCAAAGGAAGTTGCCCATCTATATGACATGGAACAAACCAGAAGATCTGATCATTTTCTAAAACAAAACAAAAAATCACAAGATAATCAGTGGCCAAATGTTTGGGGTCCCAATGCAAAACCACCTGAAATTAAACCCCCAGATAAAAATCAAACTGATTTATACAGCATGTTGGATGAGATGATGAAAGATACATCCAACACAGATAAAAATGATCAATATGTGTTTATGCATATGATGTTACCACCAGATGCCATAAAAGAAATGATGGAGTCTGGTATATTTGATGATCTAGAAGATGAGCTTCTAGATTTTATTGGTGATGATGTTGATGGTGGTATTTATGGGGAAACAAATGATGATCTTTACACCGGTGATGACAAAACCAGCCCCGAGTACGGTAATCGATGGACTGATTGGGATCCAAATCCATTCAATGATGACTATAATTAAGTTACTTAGTTTATCCCTTTCCCCCCTACACAGGGGATTATAAGGGGGATTTCAAAGTTGTCAAGAAAAAATTGACAATAAACTTTTTGAGGGTATACTTGTGATATGAAAAAGAAAAACCATTATATTGACAATAAAGAGTTCTTTGAAGCAATGTGTGTGTGGAAAAAGGAACTAAAAGAAGCCGAAGATCAGGGTGATGATAAACCACCTATATCAAATTACATTGGAACATGTTTCATAAAGATAGCAGAACATCTTGCTACAAAACCAAACTTTACAAATTATCCATACAAGGATGAAATGATAAACGATTCAATTGAAAACTGTTTAATGTATGCACACAACTTTGATCCAGAAAAATCAAAGAATCCATTTTCATATTTTACTCAGATTATATACTATGCATTTCTTAGACGTATAGAAAAAGAAAAAAAGCAGAACTATATAAAGTTTAAGTTAGCTGAAATAAATGACGATGGTAGTATGGGTACTTGGTTTAAGGAAAACTACTTCGAGAAAGACAACGTAAAAACTGCAATGCGAGAGCACTTTAACTTGTCAGAAGAAGACGTAAAAAGAATGACTCCAAAAAGTAAATCCAAGAAAGGATCTACAGGACCATTTGAATGAAGATTGCAATTTTAAATGATACCCACTTTGGGGCAAGAAATGACTCTTCTATATTTCTAGATCACTTTCTAGATTTTTTTGAGAATCAATTCTTTCCCTATTGTAAAGAACAAGGTATAGATCAAGTACTGCATCTTGGTGATCTTATGGATCGTCGAAAGTATGTCAACTTCAATACTCTTTGTGAGGTGAGAAAAAGATTCTTTGAGAATTTAGAATCTAATAAATTGCATATGCATTGTATTGTTGGTAATCACGATACCTTTTACAAGAATACAAACGAAGTAAATTCTCTCAAAGAGTTGTTCAGTGGAAAGAACGAATACTTCCATCTGTATGAAAAACCAACCTCGGTTGAGTTTGATGGTCTGTGTATAGGTCTTGTTCCATGGATGTCTCCTGAGATGCAGGAAGAATGTACAGAGTTTCTAAAAACCTGTAGCTGTCCGATCATTGGTGGTCACTTTGAATTGAACGGCTATGAAGTCATGCGAGGAGTCAAGTTTAAGCATGGTATGTCAGATGAGTTGTTGCAACGATTTGAGATGGTATTATCTGGTCACTTTCATAGTAAGAGCACAAAGAAAAATGTGCATTACTTAGGAACTCAATATCAAATAACCTTTAGTGACTTACATGACAAAAAAGGTTTTCATGTATTAGATACAACGACAAGGGAACTTGAGTTCGTAGAAAATAAACGTAAAAAGTTTTACACTATAAAGTATGATGATGAGAACCCAGAGCTTTTGGTTAACCTTGATTTTAAGCAATACAAAGATTGTTATGTTAAAGTTATAATCAAGAACAAAACCAAGCGAAAGCTATTTGATGCCTTTTTAGATACTCTCTATAAGCACAAGGTGGTCGATGTAACTGTCGTAGAAGATATGACAGAATTTACAATAGAAGAATCTGATATTGACATGGCAAAAGATACGCTTACAATAATCAATAATGAAATAGATTCTGACGAAGAAATTAAAGATAAGTCTGAAATCAAACAAATAATCAGAGACCTGTATATGGAAGGTCTGAGTAACTGGGAATAGTATGTTAACATTTAGTAATGTGCGGTTTAAGAATTTTGGTTCTTTTGGTAATGTGTTTACAGAGATAAATCTAGACAAGCACAATACTGTTCTCGTGTCAGGAAGAAATGGTCACGGCAAATCATTTGCTCTTCTGGATGCTATCACGTTTGGTTTATTCGGTAAACCATTTCGTAAGGTGAACATACCCCAGCTTGTGAATACAGTGAATCAGAAAGATTGTTTGGTTGAGGTTGAATTCTCCACTCCCAAGCACAAGTATAAAGTTGTTCGGGGTTTACAGCCAAAAGTGTTTGAGATATACAAAGACGGTACTTTGTTACCTCAAAACGCAAAAGCTAAGGATTATCAGCGTCTCCTAGAAGAACAGATCCTGAGAATGAACTATAAGTCATTTACTCAGATTGTTATTCTGGGATCCTCATCTTTTGTTCCATTCATGCAACTCACCCCCGCTGATAGACGAGAGGTGATTGAAGATATTCTTGACATCAAAATCTTTAGTGTAATGAATGGTTTGCTGAAGTCTAAAGTTTCTGAGCTAAAAGAAAATGTTTCTATCATCCAGAATAGTATCAATATAGCAAACGAAAAAATAACACTACAGCAAAGTCATGTACATACATTAGAAAGTAAAAGTCAAGAGCGAATAGAAAAGAGTCAATCAAAAATTGACTCTCTGATTGCTGAGGGAAAAGAAACTCAATCAGTAATAACTAAGTTATCTGCAAACATTGATGAGATGAGAGAGAGTATTCCTGACAAAGAGCAGTTTTTGACTAGTCTGAAGAATGTAGAAAAAACTGAGAGTACTCTTGAGAGTGATGTGAAGCGATTACATAAAGATATCGTATTCTATACATCAAATACTAGTTGTCCTACATGTAAGCAGGACATTGCTGAAGATTTTCGACAGGAAACCCTAGACGAAAAGGCTAGGAATAAAATCGCTGTCGAGGAAAGACTCGAATCCATTGCAGGTCTTATATCAGATACTCTCGAAAAGATAAACTCAATAGAGGATAAAGAAAACGATATAACCAAACAAGAGAAGCTAATACTTGAGCAGCAAAGCACTCTTAAATCTTTATACTCGCAAATTCAGTATATTGAAAATGAGATACAGGACATAGAAAACAATAGATGTAATATTGACGAGGAAAAGACCAAACTCCAAGGGTTCATTTCAGATAAAGAAAACTCACTTGAGGAAAAGGAAGACATCCTTAATCAAAAATATAACTATGATATTGTTCATGATTTGTTAAAGGATGCGGGCATCAAGTCAAAGATTATTAAGTATTACCTCCCAATCATCAACAAGCTCATCAACAAATATCTTTCATCGATGAACTTCTTTGCGAACTTTACCCTAGACGAAGAGTTTAACGAAACAATTAAGAGTCGTCATAGAGATACTTTTAGTTACATGAGTTTTAGTGAAGGCGAAAAACTACGAATCGATCTTGCTTTAATTCTTTCATGGAGAGAGATCGCAAAGATTAAAAACAGTGCAAACTGTAATCTGCTAATTCTTGATGAGGTATTTGACTCTTCCCTCGATTCAATGGGTACTGATGATCTTATGAAACTACTAGAAGATCTTTCTATAAATACTAATATATTTGTTATTAGTCACAAGTCAGATCAATTAGCAGATAAGTTCACAAACTATCTGGTATTTGAAAAGAAAAATAACTTTAGTAGGATAAAATAAATGAAAAAGATGAAACCACAATACCAATATAAGGCTATTGTAGAGAAGGTAGTTGACGGGGACACAGTAGATCTCCTTGTTGATTGCGGATTTAATATTATGCGAAAAGAAAGAATTCGTTTCTATGGTGTAGATGCATGGGAAGTTAGGGGCGAAGAGAGGGAACAGGGACTCGAAGCAAAGAAGTTTGTACAAGATCTTCTTCCAATTGGTTCGGAGGTTGTTGTTCTTACTGGAAAGCAACAAGGTAAGTTTGGTAGATATCTTGGTGAGATATTTGTAGATGACAAGAGTTTGAATCAACTTCTACTCGAAGAGGGACACGCCGAAGTTTACAAGTAATGCCAAGTCTTTTTGATTATGATTTAGGTGATTGGACGGATCCGTTTCCTGCTCCTGTGATTGAGGAGCATGAGGGGTTCTTGATTGTTCGTGACGATCTACTTGATGGTGGATCGAAAATGCGCTTTGCAGATTATTTAATTAGAAGTCAACCGGAGATAGAAGAATGGGTATATGGGAGTTCTCCCGCAACTGGGTACGCACAGATTTCTCTTTCATGCTTATGCCGCAAGTATGGTAAGAAGTCAGTAATTTTTATGGCTGATCGTGCAAAGGATAAATTGCATGAATATCAGTTGCGTGCTATTGATAGTGGAGCTACAATGAAATGGGTTCCGAATGGTATGCTGTCAGTGACAGAGAAAAGAGCAAGAGATTATGTGCAAGAAGATCCTATCAAGCGTAGATTACTTCCTATTGGTTTTGACCATCCTAGTGTTATCGCTTCCGTTACTAGGGTTGCTCGCAACATGGATGTCTCCCCAACCGAAGTATGGACAGTTGGATCTTCCGGAACCCTCACTAGAGGACTACAGCAAGCATGGCCAGATGCATCGTTCCATTGTGTTTCTGTTGGACACAAGGGAGATTACGGAAGAGCAAAGGTCTACAAGTGCGGAATCCCCTTCAACAGAGAAACAAAAGTAAAACCTCCCTTTCCCTCTGCACCTACGTATGATGCAAAGGCTTGGGAATTCATGAAACAACATGCTTCACCCGGAGCATTATTTTGGAACGTAGGAGCTTAGGAGCTTTGGAAATGTATAAACTTGATTATGTGTGGTTAGATGGTTACGATGTAAAAAATATGAGAATGAAAACTCGATACTTTAATGGGTATGAGTTACAGATCGAAGATCTTCCGGTATGGGGATTTGATGGCTCGAGTACGATGCAAGCCGAGGGTAATGACAGTGATTGTGTCCTAGAGCCAATCAAGATGTATAAGAACCCAATGGATCCAATGGGGATGTCCTACATTGTTCTGTGTGAGGTTATGAATACTGATGGTACTCCGCACGAGTCGAATACTCGTGCAAAACTAAGAGAGATTATTGAGCGTTGTGGTGGACTGGATGTTATATCCAAGGACATGATGTTTGGTATCGAACAAGAGTATGTTATTTTTGATAAGGAAACTGGTCGCCCTAGTGGGTGGCCAAAGAATGGATTCCCTCCTCCGCAGGGTCGCTACTATTGTGGGGTTGGTGGTGATGTAGTCTGTCATCGCGATCTGGTTGATTCTCATGCTGAAATGTGTAACCGTGTTGGTATTCAGATTCAGGGTACAAACGCAGAGGTCATGCTCTCCCAGTGGGAATATCAGGTTGGTCCAAATAATGTTCTTGATATCTGTGATCATCTCTGGGCGGCTCGTTTTGTGATGGAAATGTTGGCAGAAAAGGAAGGTCTATACATCAAACTAGATCCCAAGCCAATTTCTGGTGATTGGAATGGTTCAGGTGCTCACATTAATTTCTCTACCAAGTTTATGCGAGAAGAAGCTACGATGGATGATATCAGTGAGATTTGTAGACTCATGGGTAATTATGGATACGAAATGCTTGCTGTGTACGGAGAGGGAAATGAGAGACGACTAACTGGTAACCACGAAACTGCTCATATTGAGGATTATTCGTGGGGAGTATCTGACAGAAGCGCATCTATTCGCATTCCCATGTCAACGGCAAATAAGGGTAGAGGTCATCTGGAAGATAGGCGACCTGCGGCAAATATTGATCCATATGAGGCTGTTGGTGTTATCGCTAAGTATATGAATATTATCGAAAAAGAAGTTGCACAGCCTTCTTTGTTTGTGTAAGATATGTGATATGAAAAAGTTCTACGAACGAAACGACCATGTTATTAGTAGCGATGTGAATGTCTTGTTCGAAGAGCTATTAGATATGAATCCCCAGAAGTTCGAGGAATGGGTCATCCGTATGCGGAGAGAGATAACACGCGCATGGGATGTGTACGGATGCCCTCCTCGAACGGGGAAAAACGAAAAAGATATTATAGACTCCTTTAATCGTCTGGGGGAATATCCGGTTCATCAATTTACACATAGTGATGAGCTTTCTGATATTGACGATGATGTAATCATAAACAAGTCTAGGGCAGGTGTTGAGGTAGATCAGTGGTTCTCTAATATGTTCAAGACGAGAATCAACTATAACGAAAAGGATGATGGGTTTTCAATTTATGACTTGGTTGCAGATTCAGACTACCTATCTCGTGTTGTTCGTGGTGCTAGTCGTCATCTTCGTCGTGATTCTTTTTATAGCCACGCTTTGTCTGCTATTAAACATAGTAGAAAGTGTTCTATCGTCGATGTTTCTTCGGGTGATGAATGGATGGAAGCATATTTTAGAAACCCTGAAATGTTTAGGGGTTATGATTTCATGCTCGAAGAAGTAAAACTTCGCGATGGTCTGAGTAGTAGTTACCATCAAGTTGAGCAGTCTGATATTTTACAGCTAACAAATTACCAAGTAGAGATGTGGAAAGATTTACTTTCATATAGACATCACTCTACCTTTGATATTGATAACTTATCCAATGAAAAACTCTATGCTATCCGGATTTACAAAAAGGGAAATCGGATATTTCCTTCTGGTTTTAAATGCTTTAGAATTGGTTATATACAGCCTGCTGTTAATTTTCCTCCAATGACAGCTAAATACCTGTATGAGAGGTTTACCAATGATATCAAGTCACAGGAAACAATTAAAATCTTTGACCCCAGTTCAGGCTGGGGTGGTAGAATTCTTGGCGCTATGTGCTGTCGGGATGATCGCAATATTCTTTACATTGGTACTGATCCCAATCCTGATAATCACTACAGTGATGGTGGTTCTAAATATGCTGATGTTGGAGATTTTTACAATACTAGAACGTATCGGGGTAATCCCTTCTTCAGTTCTACGAACAATTACGAGATTTACAAGTTAGGCTCCGAGGAGATTCATAAAGATGAAAATTTTCAAACCCATCGCGGATCAATCGATCTGGTATTTACTTCACCTCCTTATTTCAATCGAGAGGCGTATAGTGAAGATGAGAATCAGTCTTATAAAAAGTATGGATCGTCGTATGAATCGTGGCGAGACGGATTTCTTCGTCCTACCTTAAAGAATTGTGTTGACTGGCTGCGTTCTGAACGGTATCTTCTTTGGAATGTTGCAGACATCAAAGTCAAGAATGATTATCTGCCACTAGAACAGGATTCCAAAAATATTCTCGAAGAGTATGGAATGGTATATAAATATACATTGAAAATGGCAATGGAATCTATGCCCGGACAGAATAGACTAGACGAAAATGGAATTCCCAAGTGTAAGAATTTTTGTAAAGTTAACGGTCGTTATCTCAAATATGAACCCGTGTTTGTTTTTTGGAAACCAAAATGATCTCTGAAACTGCGTGCATCCTTGAAAATTGGATTGATGAATACATCGAAGCACTTCGTTCGAATGATAGTGTAGTACGTAAAAACGTTAAGACTCTGATATCATCAAATAGAGTTAAGCCAAGAGAAGCAAAGCAGATTGCTAATCACTTTTCTGCTATGTTAATGGAGATCAATGATGTACTTAACGAATCGGATACTGATCTAGTTGAGGGTTGGTCGTATCTCAACACAACTAAGATAAAGAGACTACAGAAGTACTTGCAGGTTATTGTAAGTGAATTCTCTGAAAAGGGCACAATCAAACGACGTAAGCGCAAAATAAAGCCAGAACAGGTAGTTAAAAATCTAAAATATCTTCCTGAATTTGATGGTATTGGTTCTAGTGTTGATCCTACGAAAATTATTGGAGCAAAGCAGGTTCTTCTATACAATGTGAAACAAAAGAAGATCGCTCTCTATATGTCAAGCACTGGTATGCAGGTCAAGGGTAGTACTCTGAAAGGTTTTGATTCTGCTATTATTAAAAACTGTGGAAGAAAATCACATGAGTGGGTTTCGTCACTTCTATCTGGTACATTCAGCAGAGTTGAAAATGAAATAAATAATATACGATCAAAAAAACAAACACCAACTGGGAGAGTCAATAAAGACACTCTCATATTACGGATAATGAAATGACAAATGTATTTTTAGGCAATAACGGGTATACTTACAGAGGAGAATATGTTAATGCCTTTTCTACAGGTGAGGTTAGTTCATATTCCGAAAATGATCTAGTTTTATTTGAAGGTAAGTTGTTTGTTGCATCGAAGTACATACGGGGGTTGAGTCCAGATATTAGTTCGGACTGGGTTCCTTGGGGTGGATCAAGGGTATCTTACAGATCAAACGTGCCACCAAATCCCCAGATAGGGGATGGTTGGCTTAATACTAATACGGGTAGATTCTACACATTCGTAGAAGATGAAGATTCAAAACAATGGGTTGAACTTTAGAAAATATGTGGTATACTATTTGAGATGAAAAAACAAAATATCAACAAACAAAAAACATGGGAATCAGATGAGCCTAAAATTAGGCGTGATCGCAATATGAAAAAGGTAAAGCGGCACTCCTGTAAGGAGAATCTGAAAGATATTTTAAAAGGAAATTTAGATTATGATGAATACATGGAAATGGAAGACTGGAGTGACTCTCGGTGAAATTTAGTAAGCAGACATTTGAAATCCTTAAGAATTTTTCAACAATTAACTCAAACATTTTGGTAAAGCCTGGAAACAAACTTGCTACCATAACGGGTGCTAAGAATGTTATGGCTGAAGCCGTGGTGAATGAGGAGTTTGACGTTGAGTTTGGAATTTGGGATCTTTCCAAGTTCCTTGGAACTATCTCTTTGTTTCAGGATCCAGAGTTCGAGTTTGAGGAAAAGTATGTGTTGATCAAGAGTTCTACTGGCTCATGCGTCAAATACTACTACTCGGAACCATCTCTTCTGACGGTTCCACAAAACCGACTTACTATGCCGGAAACTGTAGTATCTTTCGCGCTATCACAGTCAACGTTCAGTGAAATTCAACGCGCAGCTAGTGTTCTACAGCTTCCTGATCTTGCTATTCGTTCGGTTGACGGTGCTATTGTTGCCACTGTTCTTGATATTAGTGAACCAACTAGTAATGATTACGCGATTGTTGTTGGTGTGAATGACACTAGTGCCGAGTTTGATTTTCACTTCAAGATCGAAAACTTAAAGATTATCCCCGGAGATTATACCGTAAATATTACAGATAAGATTGTTAGTGAGTTTGTCAACACTGCTGTTGATGTGACTTATTGGGTTGCACTTGAGTCCACTAGCAACTATACTGGATAATTATGCAAGGTCTACTCGTAGAAAAGTATCGTCCATCGACGATTGATGACTGTATTCTTCCTATTGCACTGAAGGCTACTTTCAGGGATATTGTAAAGAACGGCGAGTGTCAGAACCTGCTCCTCACCGGAGGAGCAGGTTGTGGTAAAACAAGTGTTGCTCGTGCTCTGTGCAATGAGCTTGGTGCAGACAACATTCTTATTAACTGCTCTGAAGATGGTAACATTGATACGCTTCGTACCAAGATCCGGACGTTTGCTAGTACAGTCTCTCTGAGTGGTAACAAGAAGGTTGTCATTCTTGATGAGTTCGACTACAGTAATGCACAGAGCATCCAGCCTGCGCTTCGTGGAGCGATTGAGGAGTTTGCAAACAACTGTCGGTTTATCATTACTTGTAATTACAAGAACCGAATCATTTCTCCGATTCATTCTCGATGTACAAATATTGAGTTCAGTATTCCTTCAGAGGAGCGTCCGACTCTTGCTGGGGAGTTTATGGAGAGAGTTCGGTATATTCTTGACACGGAAAAAATTCCGTATGAGGATGCGGTTCTTGCGCAGTTGATTACAAAGTATTTTCCTGATTTCCGACGAGTTCTCAATGAACTTCAGCGGTATTCGGTAGCTGGTATCATTGATGTTGGTATTCTTTCTCAGGTTGGTCAGGTGCAGGTCAAGGAACTTGCTTCTGCCATGAAGAGTAAGAATTTCACAGAGGCTAGGAAGTGGGTGGTGTCTAATCTAGATAACTCCCAGACAGAATTGTTCCGAAAAATATATGATGGATTACATGATCATGTGCAGCCTTCGTCTATTCCGCAAGCAATTCTAATCCTAGCCGACTATCAATACAAGTCTGCATTTGTTGCAGATCAAGAAATTAATCTTACGGCGTGTATCGTCGAACTTATGATGGAGTGTGAATTAAAATGAGCAAATTTAAAGCATATGGTAATTGGGTGGCGGTGAAGACCGTATTTAAGGAAGAGCATGTTACTTCCGCAGGTATCGTGTATACTGATGATCTTCCTGATAACCTCATGACGTGGAGTGAGGTTGTTTCTGTTGGACCAGAAGTAAGCGAGGATATTCTGGAGGGAGATCATGTGTATTGGAAGTATGGAGCGGATCCTGGCTGCTTCTATAAGCAGGATGATGAGGCACTTGATCTTGTACAGTCAGATAATCTTCTTGCGGTAAAGCGTCCAGATGAAGCTGAGTGAGTATCTAAACGCGATCAATTACACTAAGGAGTCCCTTCTCGACACAGAGGACGAAAGTGTCGAGAAGGAGTACACTCCTTTTGTTGTCAATCGGTGTCTTTCTTACTTCATCGACACAGTTCTGTATGTAAATGAGATGAATCGTCTTCCACATACAGACAAGAAGATGCAATTTGACTATTTACTGTCATCAATTCGAAAGAATAAGAGATATAGTAAGTGGTTACGGAGAGAATCTGAAGAGAATCTGGATCTAATCAAGCAGTTTTATGGGTATTCTGACCCAAAAGCCAGAGAAATCCTTGATATCATCACGGAAGATGACATCGTTTGGATGAAGCAGATGATTAATACTGGTGGTATGGGCAAGTCAAATAAATAAATATCTGTGTATAGTATGATACATGGAGTATTTAGATGGAAGATATTTTCAATGGTCTTGGCGTAGAGATTGCACTGAGAGAAAAAGATGATTTTCTTAAAATTAGAGAGACATTGACTCGCATAGGAGTCTCTTCTAAAAAAGAAAAAAAGCTATTCCAATCTTGTCACATTTTGCATAAAAGAGGTCGTTACGCGATAATGCACTTTAAGGAATTGTTCATATTAGATGGTCTGTCATCGGACATATCTGAGACTGATATAGCAAGAAGAAATACTATTGTTGATCTTCTAAAGGAATGGGAACTGTTAGACGTAATTGATGAAGAAATTGCAGAGGAATCAAAGGCTTCTTTGGGACAAATTAAGATCATCCCACATAGAGATAAACAAGACTGGGAGTTAGTACCAAAGTACCACATAGGTAAAACATAATGAAATTTAAAGTGATTAGTTATTATTGTGATGTAGATGAATCAAAATACTATGAAAAATCATACCACCGTCTGAAAGAAAAACTAGACGAGTATGGATACGATTACCATATAGAACATTTGGACAGCCTAGGATCTTACAGAGAAAACTGTAGGAGAAAAGTTGGTTTTCTTTTAGAGAAACTGGACCAGTTTGATGAAGACATCATGTGGTTAGATATCGATACGATACTTTTAAATCGTATGTCTGAAGTGGAGTCTCTTGATACTGAATCAGATGTAATTTTTGCCTCTGGTGTCCCCCAACTAATTGGAATCAAGGCTTCTCCTATTATTTTCAAGAATAATGAAAACACGAGAAAGTTTTTGGAGCGATGGAAAACCCTCATAGATATTAGTAGAGATAATGAACAAGAGTGTTTTGATCATGAGGTTTTGTTTCAAACGGTAATAGATTCACAAAAAGATTGCACTTTCGGTGCCTTGGGGTATAATTATTGTACATGGCCCGGAGATGAGAATGACGATACTGTAATTCTCATGGGACTATCTGATGTTGAATCTAAAAAAGATTCTCTTCGAAAAATGGGTTTCGAGGAAGACAAAATAAATTGGCAAAGTGTAGGATTATATTATGAATAAACTAGCATGTATTGGTGAACCCTTCTATCATGAGCATTCCTCTTGCTCTGATCTGACACCTACTCTCTTTAGGTGGTCGAGGGAATTGGAAGCCTGTGATACTGTTGTTACTATAGACAGTGGTATTGTTGGTATGTTTGAGAGTGAAGAGATTCCAGCTAATAGGTTTGGGTGGTTGTGTGAATTACCTGCAATAATTCCACAAGTCTATGACATGGTGCGTGAAAATTACGAAGCGTTACTTGATTATTATGAAGCTATTTTTACTTGTGATGCAGAATTAGCCAATCAACATGAGAGAATACACCAAGTATATTCTTGTAGTAATTTACCGTGGATTAAAGAAAGAAAAATATACGACAAAACTAAGAATATTTCTTTGCTTGCTTCGAATAAAAAGTTCACTGAAGGTCAAAAATTACGACACACCATAGCAGAAAAATTCAAAGGTGGTGTAGATATAATGGGATCTATATCTGGAACTCGTTTTGGTGATAGTCTTTTTGATAAACTTGAAGCTCATAAAGATTATCGTTTTAGTTTTATTATTGAAAATTCAAAACAAGAAGATGTTTTTACAGAAAAAATTACTGATGCTTTTGCAACAGGAACAATTCCCATTTATTGGGGATCTCCTACTATTGGGAATCATTTTAATACAGACGGTATTATAGAATTGGTAGATGATTTTGATATTAGTAATCTTACACCAGAATTATATGATTCCAAACTTGATGCTATTAAAGAAAATTTTGAGTTAGTTAATAAAATGGAAATGGTTGACGATCAAATTTATAATATTATCATGAATAATTACTTGGTGGAGAAATAGGTTGAACTTTGATGCTAGTACTCTAATAACAGGTGGTTCTGGTCTTGTAGGTTCTTTTTTACATGGGGGCAAAAAACCACAAAGAGCAGATGTGGATCTATTAGATGAAAAATCACTAAACGATTATATTACCCATAATGACATAACAAATGTCATACATTGCGCTGGTAAAGTAGGTGGCATTAAAGCTAACATGGAAAATAATGCTTCTTTTTTTAGAGAAAATTTATTAATGGGATTGAATGTTTTTGAATCATGTAGAAAAAATAATGTAGAAAAACTTATAGTATTTTTATCGACATGTATATTTCCCAACAAAGTTAGTTATCCCCTCACCCCTGATCAGATTTTTTCTGGCCCTCCACATTCAAGTAACTATGGATATTCATATGCAAAAAGAATGTTATATGTACTAGAAAAATCTTATAGGGAACAGTATGGTTTAAATTCTATATCTATTATCCCATGTAACATCTATGGTCCCCATGATAATTTTAATTTAAATGACGGGCATGTGTTACCTGCTCTAGTACACAAATTTTATTCTGCCACACAAAACAATTCGGATGTTGAAATCTGGGGAACCGGAGAAGAGAAACGAGAATTTCTTTTTGCTGAAGATTTACATGATATAATTTCTTGGATATTGAATAATTACGTAGAAGAAGAGCCTCTCATAATTTCTCCTAATGAAGTTTCCATAAGAGATGTGGTAGAAATTATCAAGGAAGAATTTGACTTTAGGGGAAATATTATCTATAATTCTGAAAGGTGTGGACAACTAAAAAAACCCTCTGACTCTAGTAGATTAAATGAATTATTTAGTCCTAATTATACTTCCCTAGAAACAGGAATCAAAAAAACAGTGAAATGGTTTATTGAAAATTATGAACATGCTAGAAAATGAAATTACATTACCTGAGTGGAAATTGATGGAGAACGGAATAAGTTCTGAACAATTATCAATTGTTGCTGATTTTATTCAGAGTGGTGAAAAGCTCACCTATGGAAAAAATATAGAAAAATTCGAGAAGTCTTGGTCTAAATGGCAAGGATGTAAGTATTCTGTGTTTGTGAATTCTGGTTCTTCTGCAAATCTATTAGCGGTTAATGCAATTCAACCATACCATAAAAAATCATTATGGGTATCACAAGCGTGTACATGGTCAACAACAGTTTCTCCTATTATTTTACGAGGAGATTCCCTTCAACTCTGTGATGTTAATCTGGAAAACTTTGGTCCAGATTTAGAAAATTTGGAGCTAATATTTAAAACTCAGTCACCACAATACCTTTTTCTTGTTCATCTCTTGGGGTTTAATTGTTATTCAACTCAATTACAGGAATTGTGTGACAGATATAACGTAGAAATTCTGGAGGACTGCTGTGAAGCACATGGAGCTTCATATAACAATAAAAAAGTAGGAAATTTTGGTAAGATATCTACATTTTCATTTTACTATGGTCACCACATGACTACCATTGAGGGGGGTATGGTGTGTACGAATGATGAAAGTTTATATGAAAGGTTACTTCTTCTGAGATCTCATGGTTTGATGCGAGAACTTCCCCCCACCATGCAGGAAAAATATAAAGATTTAGAAGTAGATGAAAACTTTACGTTTTTACTCCCCGGATTTAATGTAAGATCCACAGAAATAAATGCTGTATTGGGTTTGGAACAAATAAAAGATCTTGATACACGAATCAAAATTAGAAATGATAATTTTAATTTATTTTGTGATTTGATAGACAAATCAAAATATGAATGTCCTTTTGATATAGAAGGAATTTCTAGTTTCTGTTTTCCAATTATAAGAAAAGATGGAAATATAAACCACACTAAAAAAATATTGTTGGACAATAATATTCATGTAAGACCTATCATTGCGGGTAATTTGTACAATCACCCGTTTATTGCAAATGTAAACATGAAAAGATATGATAAAACTTGTTCTTACATCCACAATTGTGGGTTATACGTGGGCAATAACCATATGGTTAATTCTGTGATGGTTGAACGTCTGTGTGGACTATTGGGAGAAATTTAAATGATACCCAATATAAAAAACGGAAGTTATCTTTTTGGTTCTGACATAGAATTTACTCAACCAGTTGAGATTCACTTTGTTAGAATAGAGGAGTTTGACGATCCCAATGCATACAAGGTGCTGGTGCTATCTAGTGAGAGTGTGCTATCCCCAAACAGGGAGCCTATGTCCTCTGTTATAGAGAATGCGAATAAGTATGATTTGATTCTATGTGCAGATGATGAGATAGTTGATGCTTGTCCAAATGCTGTTCTCTTTCCTTATGGATCAACGTGGCTCAATCGGGGGAAGATCAATCATCCTGATGGTTTGGGATACTTTGATCCGAAAGTGAAGACCTTTGATAAGAAAGATAGAACAATCCATGACGTTAGCTTTCTTGCATCATGGTATGACACAGACAGACCGGGATATGCAATCAGAAAAGAAATTTGGCAAAAACAGGGTGAGATAAAGATTCCTACTATGTTCCATACAAGTAGAAAGTCTTTTCTGGAAGCACCAAACCCTTTACCCACCGGAGAGAAGGAAGATCTTTTCTATTCGATGTTCCACATTTGTGTCGAGAACCAGCAGGTTCGTCACTACTTCACTGAAAAGGTAATTGATCCTATGTTAACTTATACAATACCTGTGTACTGGGGTTGCCCAAACATTGGTTCATATTTTCATACTGAGGGTATGATTTTGTTTGACACTGTTGATGAATTAATTCCTAAATTAAATTCTTTGACGATGGATGATTATGCTGATATGATGGAATACGTAGAAAAGAATAGAGTCATTGCAGAGACTTACGCCAATTTTGGTGAAAGAATATCAACTGTAATAACAGGAAACTTATAATGCCAAAAAACAAAAAACACATTAAATTGAGTATACTCATACTTTCTATTCCATCTAGAATAGATCAATTACAGAAACTTATATTAAAATTAGAGAATCAGTTTGACAATGATTCCGTAGAGATTGTTTCTCTGGTGGATAACAAATCTTTTCATATCTATGAGAAAAGAAATGAATTACTTAAAATGGCGAGAGGAAAATACATTTGTTTCCTCGACGATGATGACATGATTGCAGACACGTATGTTCCATCAATTTTACATGTCATTGATAATGAAACACCTGATGTGATTTGTTTTAAACAGCACTGTCATTATAATGGGGCTGAATTTGACGTTGTGTTTGATATTGATCATAATTGGGATCCAATGGATGGGATGCATTTCAATGGGACTGGGTTTGATGATATAAAGAGACCCCCATTCCACATGTGTCCTTGGCGAAAAGAAATTGCACAATCGGAAGAATTTAGAGAAAATTATGATGCGATGGGTCAATCATGTGAGGATGCAGATTGGTTATTGCGACTATATCCAAAAGTAGAAAATCAAGTTTTTATTGATGAATATCTTCATTTCTACCACTATTCATCGGAAGGAACGGAGTCGATAGTAAAATGAAATTGATATGCTTTTCTCTTTGGGGAGATATCCCCATGTATACTGTTGGTGCTGTTAAAAACGTAGAGCTTGCTAATGAACTTTTTCCTGACTGGACTTGCAGGTTCTACATTGCAAACTCTGTTCCTCGTAATATTTGCACACAACTTGAGGAACTTGGTGCAGAATTGATTACTCGTGACAATCCCGGAACTACTAATTCTATGTTCTGGAGATTTGAACCTGCGGCAGATGAAACAGTAGATGCAATGATTGTTCGTGATACTGACTCTCGATTGGGTATACGAGAAAAACTTGCTGTTGACGAATGGTTAGCTTCTAATAAGAAATTACACATCATGAGAGATCACCCATACCATCAAGCTCCTATGTTGGGTGGTATGTGGGGGTGTCGTCCAGTTCTTTTACCTGATTTGTCTGACAAAATAAAATACCATATACATCAAAATCCTGACGAAAAGGGTTCTGATCAACATTTCTTATGGTCACATGTTTATCCTAAATTCAGAGAAGATTCGTTTGTACATGATCCATTCTTTGATAATAAGACATTCCCAATAGAACGGAACGAGGATCCATTGGTTGAGTTTATTGGTCAGGTTTTTGATGAGAATGATCGATACGCTGGTGATTGGGAAAATGATTTAGGTGTATTGGGTGACTTTTGTGCTGAATGATAAACTAATTTTCTATAACTGGATGCCTTGTATTGTTGACTGGTCGATGGATTGTACTGATGAATTCTATCGATCAAATTCTGTTTCACGTATATGCAGTCCTCCAGATCTTACCGAGAACACCATAAATGATGTCAAAGAGAATGATATCATTTTTGTAAAAACTGATTACCTTAAAAGTAATTACTTTCAGTTAGAGGTTTTACCCAGAATAAAAGTTCCGTTCAGGTTAGTCAGTGGAATATCTTCTTACACGGTGGATAACTACCAGCCAATTATTGACAATGCATTGTGTACGAAATGGTTCTGTACAAATCCACCCATGGAACATAGAAAGATTGTGGGTATTCCTATTGGCTTTGAGGAAAAGGAACGAGCTGGTGGTGATCAGGAACTTCTAAAGAAATACTTGAATCAAGAGAATACAGAGAAGAAGAATAAAATTATATTACCATATCACACACAGTCAACAAACCCTATGAGATCTGCTGCGATAGAGTTTCTGTCTTCACTTCCCTATGTTGATGTTCAACAGGATAAGTTAGACTTTGATGATTACATGAAGTTGTTATCAGAGTATAAATATTGTATCTGTCTAGAGGGGGCTGGATATGATACACACAGAAATTATGAATGTTTGTTGACTGGGACAGTCCCGATTATGAAGCGAAGTAATATAAAATCAATTTATCTGGACTGGAAATTGCCTTGCATGTTCGTGGAGAGTTGGGAAGATGTGGCCGAGACAAACTTAGATTCAGTATTTGATTTTTCTAATGTTGATAAATTTATGCATGTACAATCCCACATAGAAAGAATTAAGAATGGCTGATATAGTAATTCACCACCATCTTGGGTTGGGTGATCATATTGATTGTAATGGTATGGTTAGATATTTTGCGGACTTGTATGAAGGTGACACCATTCACACTTTTGCCAAAAAGCAGTACTTTGATATGATCGAGTGGATGTATCGGGATGACGATCAAATCAAAGTCCATCGGATAGATGGTAATGAATGTGCTGGTGTATATGAGTTTATGAATGAAAATAATTTCACGTCAGAAGATCTATACATTGTGGGTCATGGTAATTACCCAACAAACCCATCTCCAGATAAAAACTGTTGGGAATACTTTTATGAGCAGTTAGATATTGATCTAGACATCAAGCAAGATTTGTTTTATGTTGAGCCGGATGAAGATGAAGAGAAGAGAGTATTTGATAAACTCAATCCCACTGGAGAGGACTACATATTTGTTCATGATGATCCTTCCAGAGGGTTTGAGATTACAATTGAAAATGATCTAAAGATCATACGAAATGATGTGAGTGAAAATATTTTTAATTTTACAGAAATTATTAAGAATGCAAAAGAGATACACCTAATGGAAAGTTCATTTAAATCTATGGTGGAACATTATCCAACTGACGGTAAATTGTTCTTCCATGATTTCAGAGAACACCCATTGGGTAAAACCAAGAAGGACTGGGAGGTAATTGAATATGCTAGTTGATGTTGCAATTGGTGAAATTTTTGATAAAATAACAATATTGGATATCAAGTTGGAAAGGATTGCCGATTCGGATAGGTTGCGTTATATTGTAAAAGAAAAACAAGTTCTTGAGCAGGCACTATCAGATGAGGCAATTGTGATGGAGGATTCTTTATATGAAGAGCTAAAGGATATCAATATTAAGATTTGGGATACTGAAGCTGGATTTAGAGAGAAAGAAGCAAATAAAGAATTCGACGCACAGTTTGTTGAATTGGCTAGATTGAATGCTAAGTATAATGATGAGCGGTTTTTGGTTAAGAAAAAAATTAATGAACACTATGATTGTGAAATAAGAGAACAAAAGTCTTATGACCGACTTTATACCTCAGATTGAACCGTGGATTGACAACAGTGAGCTTGAGCAATTGATGCGAGTCATCGACTCGACCTACGTTGTGGAGCATGATCTGACAAAAGAGTTTGAAAGTATGATTTGTGATATGACTGGATCGAAATATGCAGTCGCAATGACAAATGGTACTGTCGCACTTTTTTGTTGTCTTAAGGCACTTGGTATTGGTGTTGGCGATGAAGTTATAGTTCCTGACATGACGTTCATAGCATCAGCCAACGCTGTTATAATGTGTGGAGCAACTCCCGTGTTATGTGATGTTGATCCAGATACAATGTGCATGACGGACAAAACAATAGAGAGATGTTTGACAGAGAAAACAAAGGCAATAATGCCTGTCCATTTATATGGGCAGAGTGCAGATATGAGTACTCTTGTTGATTTTTCTCGCAGACACAACATTTACATAGTTGAGGATGCTGCACAGGGTGTAGGCGTTAAATTTAAGGACAAGCATGTAGGTACCTTTGGTGATCTTGGAGTGTTATCGTTTTATGGTAACAAGACAATAACGTGTGGTGAAGGTGGAGTTATAATTACTGATGATGAAGAGTTGAGAAATATTTGTTACAGGCTCAAGAATCATGGTCGGGATGGTAAGGGTACTTTCAAACACGAGCACATTGGATATAACTTTTGTTTCACTGAGATGCAGGCAGCTATTGGTATTTCCCAAATGAAAAAATTACCAATTATCATAGAAAAAAAGAAAAGAATTCGTGATTTATATGTTGATACTCTTGGTTCAATATCATCGAAGTTTGTTCCAG